GAATTAAAGAATTTTATATCAGGAATACCTGGTATCAGTTTATCTAATGATAATGATGAAGAAGATGACGATGATGACATATTTAAAGAGTTAGGTTTAGATAGACCTACAAAATAATACGAAGGTGGTTTACAATAACCACCTTTTTTTGTATTTATACATATATGAATACCAGAGCAGAACAATTGATGGAGTATGCTAAGATTATTAAAGATACCCCATACGCCCTTAGAACATACCTTCAAACGTTTGATAATACACAGAAGAAGTATGTTCCTATGGATTTGTTTGAAGACCAAATTCAATTAATTAAGGATTACGAAGACTACAACGAAAATATTACAAGAAAGTATAGACAAGCGGGGGTAACAACTGTGACTGCGGCTTGGTTATCAAAAAAATTACAATTAGCAAAACCCGATAATCCTGAGAGAGTTCTACTTATTGCGAACAAACGTGATACTGCGGTGGAGATGGCTAATAAGGTTAGACATTTTTTGGAACAATGGCCCGAATGGTTAAATGTTGGGTTCTCACCTGATAAAAACTCAGAGAGTAGATTTAGATTAAATAATGGTTGTGAGGTTAAGGCGGTTGCAACATCGGCGGATGCCCTTCGTGGTTATACACCTACCATACTTGTATTTGATGAAGCGGCTTATATTGAGGCGGGAGATGATTTTTGGGCTGCGTCTATGGCGTCCCTATCAACGGGTGGTAAGATTATTCTTATCTCCACACCAAACGGTTATGACGCTATCTATTACGATGTTTACGACCAAGCATTACGTGGAATCAATGATTTCCATATAACAGATTTAAGGTGGTTTAAAGACCCTCGTTATACCAAAGATTTACGTTGGGTTAAGTGTCAAGACATTTGTCATTACATGTTAAATAGAGAACAATATAATGACGACGAAGTTGTTTTACATGATTTTGATATGAAAGAATATGTCAAACTTTTAGAGGATGGATATAAACCTTTTTCTTCTTGGTTTGAGTCAATGTCTAAGAAATTTAAATACGATAGACGTAAAATTGCTCAGGAGTTGGAATGTGATTTTTTAGGTTCAGGAGATGGAGTTATTCCTACCGATATCCAAGAGAATATTGCTAAAAACATGATTAGAGAACCAATTGAAAAATACATGCAAGCTACGTTTTGGCAATGGAAAGAACCAATTATTGGTCATCGGTATATTATGGGTGGGGATGTTAGTAGAGGAGATAGTGAGGATTTTTCAGCAATATCAATTATAGATTTTGATGATAGAGAACAGGTTGCGGAATATATAGGTAAAATACCTCCTGATGATTTGGCAGCAGTTGCATATAAATGGGCTATCTTATACGGTAATGCATTTATTGTAACGGATATTACCGGTGGTATGGGAGTTGCAACATCAAGAAAATTAACAGAGTTTAATTATAAAAATGTTTACATAGAAGGGGTTAATACACAAAATATTTGGGATTATAATGCTAAGGCGATGGAAAAAATACCAGGTCTTAACTTCAATAATAAAAGAACTCAAATCGTTGCTGCATTTGAAGAACAACTTAGAAAAGGATTTATTATTAGATCAGCAAGATTATTAAACGAACTTAATACGTTTGTTTATATGAATGGTAGACCTGACCATATGAAAGGAATGCACGATGACGCTATTATGAGTATGTCTATGGCATTATACGCTGCTGATGTATCATTTAATCTGTTACAGAAAAATGAAAACGCAAACAAAGCGATGTTAGACTCTTGGACTATGACTGAAAGATCGTACGAAACAAGTAAGTCTTTTTATTCATATGGAACTGCGTTTGACCAAATAGGATCGATGGGAACAGATAACAATAGTTTGTATTATCAAGATAACGCAAACGTAAGTAAACAGACATATCAAGAGAATTCATGGTTATTTGGTAAACGTAGATAATCTTTAGTTTATCATAATTTTAGTTTATATTGTAAAGAAAAGTATTTATATATAATGGCAAATCAAAATTTAACTGTATTTCAGAAATTAACAAAAATGTTTGGGTATCCGGGAAAACCTCAGATAACACAAGCACCTTCATTTAATTTCAATAAAGATGAATTATTAAAGACAGATAGTAAAGAAGAATATGAGAAAGCAATGTTACAGGCTCAACAGAGTCAGTATGTTGCGGATAAATGGACTAAATTAGATCAGTCACTTTACAATCAATCGGTTTATTACGAACCAAATAGATTGGCAGCTTATTACGATTATGAGGCGATGGAGTTTACTCCTGAGGTTTCGGCGGCATTAGACATATACTCGGAGGAGTCCACTACAATGTCAGAAAAGGGTCAAATTTTAACAATATTTTCCGATTCGGATAGAATTAAAGAAATATTAGAGGACCTGTTTAACAATAGATTAGATGTTAATACAAACCTACAAATGTGGACTAGAGGTGTTTGTAAGTATGGTGATAATTTTGTTTATTTAAAATTAGATCCTGAAAAGGGTATTGTTGGATGTCAACAATTACCAAATATTGAAATAGAAAGAATAGAAGGTGCCGCAGCTAAAGGAACAACTCAAAATAGAGACTTAAAGATTCCATCAAGAGAATTAAGATTTCAATGGAAAAATAAAGACTTGGAATTTCAAGCATGGGAAATTGCTCATTTTAGATTATTAGGTGATGATAGAAAACTTCCTTATGGAACTTCTATGTTGGATAAGATTAGAAGAATTTGGAAACAACTTTTACTTGCTGAAGATGCGATGTTAATTTACAGAACATCGAGAGCACCTGAAAGACGTGTATTCAAAGTATTTGTTGGTAACATGGACGATAAGGATATTGAATCTTATGTTCAACGTGTTGCAAACAAATTTAAAAGAGACCAAATTTCAGATCCTCGTAATGGTCAAGTTGATATGAGGTATAATCAGATGGCTGTAGATCAGGATTATTTTATTCCTGTTCGTGACCCATCACAAACTAGTCCTATTGAAACATTACCTGGAGCACAAAACTTAGGGGAGATTGCGGATATTGAATATATTCAAAAGAAAATGTTAGCAGCATTACGTATACCTAAAGCTTTCTTAGGATTTGAAGAAGTTGTTGGTGATGGTAAGAGTTTAGCATTAATGGATATTCGTTTTGCTAGAACTATTAACAGAATACAAAAATCATTAATACAAGAATTAAATAAAATTGCTCTAATTCAACTATACCTTTTAGGTATGGAAGATGAGTTAAATAATTTCTCATTATCATTAACTAATCCGTCGGCACAATCTGATTTATTACGTCTTGAACAATGGAAAGAAAAGATTACACTTCACAAAGATGCAACATCAGACCAATCACAAGTTGGTATATTACCTGTATCACATACATGGGCTAAGAAGAACATTCTTGGTTTTAGTGATTCTGAAGTTATGTTAGATTTACAACAACAACGTTTAGAACGTGCATTAGGATTTGAATTAACAAATACTCAAAATGTAATTAAACGTTCAGGTGTATTTGATGAAGTAGATGCTAAGTATGGTATTCCTGAAGAGGATAGAGAAAAGGCAATGGAAGCCGCAGGAGCTGAAGCTGGTGGTATGGGTGGTGGTATGGATATGGGTGGTGGGGCACCAGCGGCACCAGCACCGGCCGGTGGAGGTGAAGAACCTTTAAGTGAATCTACTAAATCAAAAAAATCAAAAATATTAGGTATGTTAGGTGAAGAAAAAGAAGATTTTAATGTTCTATTTGATATGGAAAGAGCACAACAGAATATTTATGAGATAGAGACTAAAATAAATGATATCTTAAACGACTAAAAATGAATAAATTCGGGGTTATAAAAACCAAACTTTTGAATAAATTAACTGAATCTTACGCTAAAGAAAATAAAGCTGAGATAAAGAATATTTTAACAACAATTAAAGAAAACAAAGACTTTAAAGAAATGTATTTGTTTTACGAAGAAATTGAAAACAAATATATTGACGATAAAGAAACCGCAAAGTTATACGTTGAGGGTGTCATTAGTATTTTAAAACAACAAATGGACGACTTAACTATCTTTTGCACATCATTAAATAAAATGATAAATGTGGAACAAATTAATGAAAATGAAATATACAACTCATTAGATATTTTAATTGAAAAAGATAGTTTATCAAATATTGAAAAGAAAGTTAAAGCTAAAAAGAAATTAGTAGAACATTTAACAACTAAAAAGGAAATTAAAGAATCTAAAGATTCGACGTTAGTTCCAAATGAAAATTTATTAAACGCAGTATTAACAAACAACTTTAATGCACTTTATTCTAACACATTGTCAGAAACAGAGAAAGGAGAATTAAAAAATATTCTTTCAATTCCTTATGATGAGATTGTTGATAAAACAGGAGAATTAAAGGAATCAATTATTAATAAAGTATCAACACTTTTAAGTGAATCAAATGACACGGATTTATCCACTAAATTAAAGGCGGTAAAAGATGAGGTAACTCAGATGTATCCGTCA